TAGATTAACCAAAGAATAGGACTGAGTATCCCTCACGCTTACCTGCGTCCTCTGGCTTGTCTTTCGGGTCATGGGGCGTAGGTATTCCCTCAGCCTGCATTTTCTTTACACGGTCCTTTGACTTTTCACACATACTGTGGTAGTCAATAGATGTGTAGCTTACTGTGTGGTCTTTGTCTTTCATTGTTGTGCTCCCTGTGCCATAAGTTGTTCTTGCTCTTCTGGAGTTGGAACATCCTTAGCTGCTTCCATAGATTTAAGAGTAGCTAGAGTCAGATGCCCCTGCATTACCTGAGTAAAATAAGATCCAACGTCTTTTAAGTAATCCCCTGCTCCTTGCATTGTGTCCTTTGCCCAAGACTTCAGACTGCCTTCCGGTGGATTCGCTAGTTTTGCTACTACGTCAGGGTCTAATAAAACTTCTGCTGATTTAACATAATACTTATCTTTGCCGCTTGTAGTCGTTGCTTTCATAGCTAGGTTTATAAACTTTCTTTCCGTGGACAAAATCTGATTTCTGATAGTTCCTGCGTACTCCGCAATGCTAACGCCCGTCATATCTTGTAGAGTATCAATAACGCCTGTTTCCCCTAGTGTATCTTTGAGTAGGGCGCTAATCTGACCCATCAAATCTTTTAGTTCTGCCATTTTGTTAATGTTTCTAACGTAGTCTTTATCGAACAGGTCACTAGTTGCTTCAGCGTGTTTATTGATAAAGTCTTTCATTGTTCCTTTTGTCTGCAAAGCCTGTGCTAGAAACTCCTGCCTAATGCCTGTCATTACCAAATCTCTTTGGGCAGAATCAAGCTTATTAATATCCCTCAAGTACTCTGCCCTCTTTTTTGGCTTGAGCATCTGTTTTACTACAGTGCTTAGGTTATTGTCCGTAATAGACTTAAAGAAACTTTGTGTAAGTGCTCTAGACTTTTCGTTGTATGCTTCGTTGTGACGGGCCTGAGTATTTTTTATTGTTTTTAGTTTACTTGAAGTGTTACTAAACTCTTCAGTTAGACCAGCAAACTTAATTAGCCTTTCGTTTCTTCGTCTAAAGGTGTCTAATTTGTTTTGACTTATAACGCCACTCGCGTCTACAACACCTGCTTGGTCAGCCTTTAGTCGCACAGCGTGTCTAACAACACCCATCCCTTGCTTGCCTACAAAATTAACGTAGTCCCTTGCCTGCTCGTAATTCATCAGGCTCTGGGCAGCACCAGACATGAATCTTTTAGCTTTAATCTCTCTCATGCCTTCAGCCTTCATTGGCAGGCCAAGCTCTCTGTAGTAAAACTCATCAGCGTCTCTATAAGCTTTAACAAACTTAGGAGATTCTTCTGCCTGCTTAATTACTACACCATCCACAACATCTTTAAGCTTAAACAAGCGGCCTAGAAGCTGCTTCTGTTCTGAGTTTCTGTCTTGTACTCGTAACAGTTTTGATACTTCTGTGTTCAAAGACTTTTTAAGAGATATTAAATCTTCTCCTGTTATTTTAGGAATTTTTACTTGAGATTCTGCGTCTTCTCCTCCGCTTTTTTTAGGCTTTAAAACAATTTCTAGTTTTTTTGCCGTCTTGCTTTCAGGCCCAAATATATCTGATGTTTTGATGCCCTTGAACACAGAAGCAAGATTAACTACTGTTTGGTCAGACAGAGTTACTTTCTTAGCCTCTGCCTTTGCTTGGTCGTACAGTTTACTTGCGGCATTACGAACAATCGCCTCTTTTCTATTAAGTAGTTTTTGTGAAACACGGCCTACGTCAACAATGTCTTTAGTCCCAAGTAATCTAGTGGTCAAGCCGTCTAGTACTTTGTTGATGTTTTCGTTTTGTCTATCAACTGTTGTTCGCAATGCGGCTTGAGTTTTCTTTAGTTGGTCTTCTGCAACTCCAGCTACTATTGGTCTGCCTATTTCCTCGCTTTCCCCTAAAATCTTATCAAACCTCTCTGCAACCTTTACAGAGTCTCTAGCTATTTTTTCAACTAACTCTTTCTGAAAGCCCTTGTTATTTTGAGTAGTCTTTCGCACCCAATCTCGTACAATAGGGTTTTCCACAAGAGTAGCCACTAGACCACCAATCTCCAAATCAGGTATTTCTTCTTTGAGAGACGCAAGATTTTCAACAGCCCGTGTTACTTCTTCAGGTCTAGATGTTTCCTTAATCCTATTAATTTCTGCACGTACCTTGCTATTAGCGAGCGCGTCAGAAGCAACACCTAATGTTCCGGTGTCTCCACCAACGACTTTATTTTTTATATCTCCTGCAACCCTCATGCCTGTTGATATAGCCGCAGTTGATGCTACTCCTCCAGAAGCGGCTGTTAGTCCTCCACCAAGCGCCCCTGCAAGCTCCTGTCCCAACTGACCTGCCCCGAAATCTTTTGCTATCTGAGACGCTGCCATTCCTCCGGTGGTTCCAGAAACTGAAGCTGTAAGAGCAGGTATTAAACCCTGTACAACAGACTTAACACCGCCTTTTAAACCCACGACATTAAAGGGGTCCGTTATACCTGCAAGAACTTCTTGTCCATAGCTTAACTCAGCGTCCAGAGGAACTCCTGCTAGTTCTCTAGCTTTTCTTTCCTTAAACGTACCTGTGTATTCTACATTTCCCTGCCCAGCCTGTCGTAGACTTTCTAATAGTTCTTTGTTGCTTACTAAGAACGTGTCAGGAATAAACTGCATAGCTGTTCGCGCTAGACCTAGCTTAATCGTGTCTGCTGTACTAATGTCATCATCTTTGTTGTCAGTGCCACTTGGAGCTTCAGTACGCACAGCTGAAGGCGCATTAAGCTCTGCAAAAGCAGTTACCTTGTACTCAGGCCAATCTTCAGGATGCTCTACTGTAACAACCTGACCTGTGGGTAGTTCTACTCGACTAATTTCCATCAGAGTTTTCCTTAGTTTACAATCCTAGCTTTATTGCGGCCTTCCAAAATAAAAGTTTTTGCTCTTGCTGCGCCCTCTGCTTCCCTTGGCGTTCCAGAGATAATTAAACGGTTTATAGTGCTTAGTTGTCTTTGCTCAGATAATGCGCCAATTATTTCCATTATCTCCCCGTATTCCGAAACCGTTTCAGGAGACAGCTTACCGCTAATTAATCCGCTGGTAAAATCTTTAATCCTGTTAATTAAGTCTTTGTCGCTTCTGAACTGCTGAAGCTCAGAAACAGCCTTAACATCAGCGTCCGTAGTTCCGCTTACTACTCGCTCAATCAAGTTTTTTAAGCCTGAAACATCTTGGTCTGCTAACGATTGCAAACCCTTAAACTTTTCGACGCGATATAAGTCCTCTTGAGCAGCAGCAAAGGAGGGGTCTAATTTATTTATCATATCAAACGATGCTGTAACGCCTATAGGAGTTTTTTCTTCAATCATAGCAGAGAGTGTGTTTGCTAAAGAAGCGTTACCAATATCAGTAATAACAAAAGACCTGAGATTTTTTAAGCCCTCTACTGTTGTTGTATCATAGTCCGCTGGATCTAGACCAGCATCTAATAAAAGCTGGTTTAAAGTTTTTGATCCCCCTTTTTCACCAGTAGGAACGGCTGGTCCAATGGGTATTATTTTTCTGTCATTTGGATCAGTTTTACTTACGGCTACTTGAACACGCTGGGGTTTTCCGTCTTCCCCTATAATTGTTTCTTCTGAGTAATCATATTGAGTTGGTTCTGGTTTTGCTGTAGCTCTGCTCTTCAAGTACTCCGCAGGATTTAGAGCGCCAAGACCAATAGCCTGTAGTGACGCTATGTCACCGTCTCTCTGTGCAAGTTGAATAGCCTGTTGAGTAAGTAGGTCTTTGCGTCTCTGTGCCGCAAGAGCTTTTGCTTGGTCTTCCATTTGTTGACCGCTTGCTACCAGAGCTGCTGTTTGCCTCTGTCTTTCTTTTTGCTCTCTTTCTCGACGCCTAGTCAACATACCCCCTAAGCCAGTACCAAGTTTAGTACCAAGATTAGCAATACCTTGCCCCATAAGTTGACCAGTAGTTGCTCCTGATTGAGTCAACATTCCACCTATATTAATAGCCATCTTATTTATCCTTTATTACGTTTTAACAAACGGGTTTAGTTGTGCAAGGTCAAAATCACTATTAAACAAACCACCCAACAAACCACCTAATCCAGACCCAAGGCCACCGTAGATTCCGCCGTACATATTAGCAAGTGCAGCCCTTTGACCAACAGTGCCAGAGATGTTTGCCATCTGAGCTTCCAAAGCAAGCTCACCAGCTTGCCTACGTGATACATCTGCTAGAGACGCAACGTTGAGCGCAGGTGAGAACGCTGACAACATAGCAGCCTGCGGTATATAAGCGCCCTGTAGAGCACCCAAGCCCATCTGTTGCTGTGCAGCCTCAAGTGCCTGCTGTTGTGATAGAAGACCAGCACCTAACCCTGTAAACTGAGAACCAAGCGCAGCCTGTTGCTGTTGTTCTGCCTGTGCCTGCTGGATAGCGGCCAGAGATGCCCGGTTCTGTGCTTCTTCTTGTGCTTGTGCCAGAGCAAACTGTTCCGGTGTGCCGCCAAACATTGATGTACGAACGCCTCCACGACCCTGAGAAAACAAACGTTCCTCTAAAGCAAGCCTCTGTCTTTCTTCTTCAGCAAGCTGTGTAGCCCTGATACGGTCATACACCTCTTGTTCTCTAGCACCCATAGGCATACCGACTTGGCCCATGAACTGCCCACCAACGCCCATCGCTTGTTCAGCCGCAGTCCCTATTTGACCAACACCTGCTGGCACAGCGCCAAACCGGGACAAAGCTGCAGACTCAAGAGCATCTTGTAAAGCTTGCCCAGAGGGGGACAAGGTATATTGAGTTTGTCCTCCTGCGCTAATTGTCCCTGTTGGTCCTGCCACTGTAAACGGCTTAAACGAAATATCAGGAGCCGTAGCTTGTGGAATTTCCTCAGTATAAAGTTTTTCAATGTTACTGGGAACAAAGGCTTCTATAATGTCACTTAAAAAACCCATCAGTAAGTACCCCTGTTTTTATCGTAATTTATCATATCGTTTTACCTGCTAAAGCTAATACATTCATTTCCTGCAACGACAAAGAGTACCCGTTGATGTCGGCCTCTAGTCCTACGCTGACTACTGTTCCGTAGCCTGTCGTGTTAATTCCTGACCTACTAATTACTGTGCCCTCTTCAGAAAACTCAGCTACGTTGTACTCAGATTGTCCGTAGAAACCGGGTATTGCAGCACTTGTTCTAAATGTTCCTGTGTTTACCAACGCTGAAAAATCATATGACCACTTCAAGTGTATGTCAGAGTTGTTACCACCAATAATTGTAGGTCTAATCTTTTTGAGCATCTTAATCTTTGAGGGATCACCAAACGTCAAGCCGGGGCTGTAGTACCTAAAACGATACGGACTACCTGCGTCCAAGAAGTTTTCATAAGTCCCTACACCAGACGTAGTGCCAATGTATATATCTCCGTTCCTATCTCTGGCAAAGCTTTTGAAGTTCACACTAGGCCAGCGTGTTACCCTGTACGACCCGTTGTCCAACAAACCTCTAACGTCAAAACAGTAGACTAAGTTGAGGTCGGGGAAACACAGCAGGTAAAAATAGTTTTCTGGGCTGTACACAGAACTAACGGGGTCAGTCTTAGCCAGCACGTTTGCAATAATCTCTTGCTTGATGTTTCTGCTCAAGTCAGTAATAGGCAGAGATTTTTCTTGTATGGTTCTACCGAGGCTACGCAAGCCTGTCTGAGTCAAAAAGATCAAGTCAGTACCAATGTTCTGTACGCTCTTTCGGTCTACACAGCCAACGCCCGGAATAGCATCACGTATCTCCATAGATGCAGGGCTTTCTGCATTGGCGTACA